GTTGAGTATGTCAACAAGTGGCTTAAGGATGGTGAGATATGACTCCATCGGAACAAATTAAAGCAATCCGCGCCAGCACCGGATTGTCACAAAAAAAATTTGCAGATAAAACCGGTGTTCCGGCGCGAACCATTCTTTCATGGGAGACCGGAGACAGAACGCCGCCGTCCTATGTGATTCCGCTGCTCAGACTGGCTGTGCGTGCTTTGGACGCCGACGAAAAAAAGTAATTATTTTTGCATTTTTCTCTTGACATATACACACGTGTGTATTATAATAAAGGCAGTTAAGGGAGCTACCCCAAAGCATGACAGGAGGACGACAAAATGAAATTGTATGTAAACGGCACAGAAAAAGAACTCACCATGAGATCATGGGACGGCGAACGCTGGGGAGAAGATTTTTTTGCTGATCTCGTGGAGGATCATCTGATGTGTGGCGCAGAAATCACGGAAAAGCAGTACACCGAAGAGGTCAGTTTCTGGGCCGAAGAGGTTGAAAATTTTAACGCAGGAAAAACAACAGAGACTTGGGGCAACCCCGACGAGTTTGAAGGCTGGGAGGCCCGAAGTGAACTCGGTTTTGATTATGATTGACAGAATTGTTGACATTTGACCGCATCTGTGTTAATATGCTCTTGTCAGGGTGAAAGCCCCTGTGGATTGAAATAATCCTGCCATCAAAATTGTAGTTCCCCTTTTTCTCGTAGTGGTGATTGAGTGGAGCCTCAATGGGCAAGAAAAATCCCCCACCGAAAGGTGGGGGATTTTTCATACCCGTTTCATTTTATTTTTTACCCGCCCGGAAATATGCCGTATCCCGCCGATGGAATACCCCATTGCGTCGCAGCAACTTTCGATCGTAATTCCCGCTGCCCGCAGGTCAAAAAACTCCCGCTCCAGACTGGTAAAATTACAGGCTTCCCGGAAATGCTCCAGCTCTGATGTCGTATAGTCCTTGATCTGCATCTCCGCCCCCTCCTGTTACCGGCTCAGGATAATCAGCACCCGCAGTGCACTCAGCGGCATATCCAGCACCAGATTTTCGCCGGTGCCGCTCTTGCCCTTGAACTTGCCGCTTGCAATAAGCGCGTCCAGCTCTGCGCGGTACCCGCTGGGCACATCCGATAGCAGGTGGCACCAATGCTCACTGGGCTGGAGCTTGCCGTCACTGCCCAGTCCCACAACCATATTTGTCTGCATATCTCCTTCCGCGCCGAGATAGTAGGTGTCACCTCCGGCCTCTACTTGCCACGTATTGCTCAACATATAGCCCTCCTTGTCAAAGCTGTACCACTTGCCGTCGATTTTGGCCCAGCGGCCCTTGTAGTAGGTATTGGAGGTGTCCGCATACCACCAGCCCTTATCGTCCTTGTTCCAGCCCTGCTTATACTTCCGGCTGTTGGTGGCGCTGCCGGATGCAGTCGGCATTGCGGCCTTTACGTCCCGGCGGAAGCCGTCCATGGTGTAGCTAAGGCCCAGGCCTCTCCAGAGGTGTTCCGGGTCTCCGTGGTTGGAGGCCACGCCCCTGAGGTATCCCTCATGGTGGCTAATAATAACGCCGTCCGCCAGCGGGTCAAGCTTGTAGTCATAGCAGAGCTTGGCAAACAGCTCCACCGCCGCCTGGTATGTGCCTTGTGCCTGTGCCTGTGCCGCTGCCTTGTCCAGCACAGTAAAGGTGCTGCCGCCGGTGTACTTGATCTGAGACGGCTCCGCCATTTCCACGCCCACGTGGGTGTTATTGGCGTTTCCGCCTGCGTGCCAGCCGCGATAATTCCACGGGAGACACTGATACACGGTGCCGTCCGCCTGGAGCACTGCGTGCACAGCAACCTCAATTCCGCCCCGATTCCACTGATCTGCAAACACCTTCGCGCTGGGCTGGGCGCACCCCACGCTGTGCAGCATCAGCCCCAGAGGCCCGCGCTGCTGGAACGTGGTGTACCGGCTGTCAGCCTTGTTGACGTTGTTTTTGTAGCAGGGATTATTGACGCTGTAATGCTTATACAGATGCATTGTTATCCTCCTTCTCGTCCACTTCCGGCAGTCCCGCGATGCTGGTCAGCAGGCTCACGACGCCCGCCAGCGCCGCAGTGCCTACCACAGTTACCCAGTCCACCGCCCCGATGGTCACGGCGGCGGGGATCATTGCTACAGCCGTCTGCGCCACGGTTTTCACGGCGCGGATACCGGCGGCCTTCCACCACATTTTCTTCTTAATGGTCATGATTTTCAGCCTCCAAATCTTTAATCCGATGATTGATTACCTTGATCTGCTCCTCAACGACGGGAACCCGCCGTGCAAATCCATTGTGCTCCCTGACCTCCCGGGTCAGCTCCTCAATCTTTGTCTCCGTGACAGCCTGGTTTTTCTCCAGGTTTGCCTGCATTTTTTTTGCCGTGCTGGCGCTGGTAATAACCACGCCTACCAGCGCCAGCACGCCTGTAATGAGTGGCGGCACGATCGCAATCACAAGCTCCAATGATTACACCTCCGTAATATATGTTTTGTCCTCAAGCCCGGTCGGCACACCGTCCTCCAGCGCGACATAGAGATGTGTGCCGTCGGTATAGTGGTACCCTGCCTTGACCTCACGCCCCTCCGTCCAGCGCAGTGGGTTTTTCAATGTGCCCAGTGCCGTGGGATCCTCCACCAGCTCCCATGCAAATCCGGCGGACGAGCTGTACACCGGTTGCCATTTATACCCTACCTTTGGTGCCACCGTCGGCACCGGCTCCTCCGGGATTGCCGCCAGCATCAATGCGATTTTGTCATTGTCCGTTAGCGGTGCAACGTTGCGCTCCATTTCGAGCTGTGCTTCCTGCATGGCGGCAATTTCCTCGGCGGTCATGTCAAAGTATTCGCCGTTCACAAATTTTTTCATCTCGCCCACACCTCAAGTTTCCCAGTAATCGGCGAATAAATCACGTTCGCCGTCTTGAGTTCTAGTCTTGTCGCCGGCCCAACGCCAGATATCAAGTTGTACGGAGCATAAACACTGCCTGTCTGCATGTTTGCTGCTGATATAGCGCCTGGGCTTCTTGCTACAGTCCACACAAGCCCGTTGTTCCGGCATAACGTCCAGCCGTATAAGCCACTACCGCTTTTATTTACGATAACCCCGCTAGCCGTAATCAACGTGCCATTCAAGTACAAGTCCTGCGCAGAATTTGTACTAGTCGCGTTTTCCATCTTGCTGTACTTTATGAAAATCTCGTTGCAGTTTAGCCCATCACAAACAAACTGCTGTGTGGCTTCCACGACATCAGTATCAATGATTTTTTTCCACGCGCCTCCGCCTGACGCCATATCCACCGGCACCCACGCGGTCGGCACACCGTTAGCATCCACTGCCGCGATTTTAACGGTCTGGCCCACGGTAGCCCCGGTGACATCCAGCCCAGCCCCAGCGGGGCCTTGTGGGCCTGTGTCTCCCGTTGGGCCTCGTTCGCCCTGTGGGCCAGTTGCTCCGGTAGCTCCCTTTGGGCCTTGCGGGCCTTGCGGGCCTTGCGGGCCTTCTGCGCCCGGAGCACCGTCAAACTCGCCGCTTGCTTTTGCCTGCGCCAGCGCGGCATTGGTCGCGCTCTGCAAGCCATCCTGCGTGATATAATCGCCCTTCGGCTGTAGCTTTTCGGCAGCGGCGTCAACGGCGCTGGTAACGCCCTCAGGGGTCGCAGCACCCACGTCCTCCGCAGTCAATTTTACCACGCCGGTTTTGCCGTTGACGCTGGTGACGCCAGCAACCCCGCCGCCGTCCTCAAGCGCCTTGATACGCTCGTCCAGCTGCTCCCACGTTTTAACCTCCGTGGGGGTATACACATAGTCTGACGGTTTTGGCCTGCGCTCCACCGGGATTCGCGCCGCGTCCAGGGTGTGATCCTCCCTATACGTCCAAAGGAGGATATACCCTGCCTTCTGCGTCAGCTCCGGCGGAATCTCAACCCAGCCGTCAACCGCATCAAACGAGACGGCATCGCTGCCCCATTTAAAATGCACCGTCGGGACGTCCCCCGGAATCTTGACCTTTTGGCCTGTGTCCCACTGGTAGAGGTGGCTCAGGCCGTTTGATAACTCAATAATCATGCGATCCTCCTTAACGTTGGCGTCCACAGGTCTGTGCCGCTGTATGCGGAGGCCGTGGGCGTTTTGGAGATATAGATGTTGCAGTAGAAGGACATTGGGCTGTCAATGGAAAACGTTGCCCCATAGCCCTTCTCCCAGACCAGCGCCTGGGATTGGCTGACACTTGCCGTCGGTGCGGAGCCGTAGCTTGCCGACGTATACCCCTTAACTTGCGAGGTGATGGTGCGCCCGTCCGCCGGATACAGCCGCAGGCCCCAGTAGGAGTAGTCCACCCGGGCGCGGCGATCCTGATACGCTGGGGCACCGGATAACTGATAAGTCCCAGCGGGGAGATATAGAGGGTAGCTGGAGGACACAATGGGGATTGTGGTTGAAGCCGTCGCCCCAGAGCAGGAGGTGGTGACTCCGGCTTCTGCCGCTGTGGCGGTAACGCCGGAAGAGTAGGTTTTACTGTCACCAAAGATCCATGGATACGCCAGATAGTTGTGATTGGGGTCGAAGGTATAGGTCTGCTGGGGGAGCCGCTCATAATCAGGCCGCGCAAAGAAGACGATGTCCGCATTCCGGTTGGCGTAATTCGTGCGCACAACGGTATTGGAGACATCCGTCACGTTGTAATACTGGTCGATGTTGTCCGACACGATGGAGACGTGGGAAATGGACATAAACCGGTTGTTCTGGTGGGTGGAATGGAAAATCAGGTCTCCGGGTTTCCGCAAGGAGGCATCGGTAAACGCCCGTCCTGCCGTCCAATAATAGGCGGCAAGGTCGGCGGCGTAGCGCACCATGCCGCCCAAAGTGTCGCTGGAACGGATATGGTCATCAGCCCAGGCATACGCCGTATTGGTAGCCAGCGCCGATGCGTTGTAGGTTGCATTCGCGGCGGTGTTGACATAGGGGCTTTTGTGGTACGGAATGCCCCGCATGACCAGATGAATATAGGTGGAGCAGTCAATAAGCCCCTGCCCGGCAGCATTGTTGAGCGGCGAACCGTCGAGGAATGTCGCGCCGCCGGAATAGACGAATTTCCGGCCAGAAGCCCGGACGATCCAGTAGCTTTTTGCAACGTCCACAGCCTCCAACGCTCGGGGCTCACAGTAGGTCAGCGTGCTATCAGCCCAGCGGTAGCGCTTGAGCTGATTGATCTTTTGATAGAATAGCGATGCCCGAATCTGATCCGACGATCCAGAACTTGCCCGGATGGCATCGGCGATTTGTTGGAGCTTGTCCGTCTGGGTACTCATATCAGTAACTCGCCTCCCACGTCGATACAACCGCCGCCTGAATCTGTTGTGTGACATATGCCTGGGTGGCATATCCGCTTAGCTCTGCTTTGGTCGATGCGCTGATGCTCGCCGATGTCCTCTGCACATCCCGCTTACTTGCCGTAGAGCTGATTTTACGCTGGTGATTTGCGACGATTCTTGGATAGCTCTCTTTAACATATCCAATGTCAATACTGTTATAGCGCTCATGCAGGACATCATATTCTGCTGCCACGCACTTTGCCGTGGAGGATACACCGAGGGTCTCAAAATAGATCGTTACCGTGTCGCACAAACCGACCTTCTCGATTTGGTTATCTTGCACAAAATCAACTGTTAAACTCACCCTAGGCACGCCAATCTGGTTATCCTTCATATAGCTAGTGGCGCGCGCCCGGAGTTGTTCTGCCGTTGGTGCATTTTCCCACTCGTCGCTTAGGTCAAGAGAGAGTATGCGAGTTACAGGGTAGGTCCCATCGGCATTGAGAACATATTCCGGAAGCTGCACAAGCGCTCCCTCAGTGTCCGTCCAATACGGGTATACACCTGTATACACGTTCTCGCAGGACTCCTCCTGCGTGAGATCGACAAGGTTTTTGCCGTATCGGATCACAACACCATTGTTGCTTCCACGGGCCTTATGTAGTTTGACCTTGTGGCGGTCAAACTCATACTCACCGCCGTATACGTCCAGTATCCCGCCCTCACTGCCGCCCAAGAGTTCCCAAATCGACGTTGGTATGCTAACAGTCATCGTCGCCTCCGTCTCTTTGTCCGTCTCAAACGTATAGGGGCAATCAGCTGCCGCATTATCTGACAGGGCCTGCATCGCAGCGGGTGCCGACGTAGACTTAAACGGCTTGACCGGTATGCCCATGAGGTCATATGCAACGTGTCGAGCGCTCACCGTAACGTTCCCAAGGATGGGCTTGGATATGCCATAAATCCTAAACGGTTGGTTCCTGCTGGATTCATCCGGTTTTGCCAAAATAATGCGCTGTAATTTGAGATTGTCAAAATGGATCCCCAGCACTGGGTACTCCATCTCCAACTCATAGGAGCCGTTCCGCTCCTGGGTCACTGCGCAACTGATAGCATCAGTCAGTACACCAAGCCCATTTTTGGAGTACGATGTTTCCGTCTCGTCGTATAAAATCGGTTTCATAGCCTCCACCACCTAGGTACAATTTGCATTTTTGCGATTGAGATATCGCCAACCCACGATATTTCTGTGTCCCCAGGTGGCAACGTTGGGAAATTGAGCGTCTGTATCTTGTTGTTGGCATTGGCAATCGCGCCACCTAGCCCTATTGAGTATGCGTTTTGCGTCTCGCAGTCAATCATAATATTAGAGCTAACATCAGAGAGCACGACTGTTGCACTGCCAACCTTTAACGCCCCGGAAGTCCCTCCACCGCCGGTTATATATATTCTGATTAGCGGCTTTGCCTCAAACCAGCTATTGTGCAAGGTGTCGCCATTTGTGATATCTAACGCAGTCTCACCGGTTTTTAGGTATTTTTGCGGTTTGCAATCAAATGTGATTTTAAATGGGGCCAAAACACCTTGCAGGATTTCACGGTCTCCACTGTCTGTAACGGTCGCCATCATATACACATCCGGCTCATTTGATAGCTCAAGCCGCTTGTACAGCGGGGATTGCGCCCACTTCTGCGCCTGTGCAAAATACCCGGATGCATCGTTGTCAAGGATAAAGCACCTTGCAACTGCCTCACGGTTTTCGTACGATCCGTCCCAGTAGTCTAGTGTCCCGTTTCTGCCGGGGATCGTGATTTTTTCGATGTTTGGTTTTGCCCCATCGAGTACGATTTCGCGCTGCATCTGTATTTTTAGGGTGCGGGAGTCCACACCGTCGTAGATAAAATACGGGTTATCCGCCAAGTGCTGCCACCTCCCGTCTATACCGTCTCACGAGCACATCAGAGATCACGTCTGCCAACTCGTTTGTATCTGTGTATTTTGCGCCGTCAATGTTGATGTAATTGTTGATAACATTCCCGCCCCGAACTGCCGTTGCATAGCGCTCGGTGCCGGTGGCCACGCCAAGCTCATACGGCAGCGCAGTCATCCCGTCGTAAGCGGCGTCGGACACCTCGCTTGATGCCAGCTCCAGGGCGTGGAGTACGTCCGGCGCGGTCATTCCAGTGGAAATGCCCTCTGTTATCATTTTGCCGACCCCGTCCCGGAATACCGTGGACGGAGAATGAATGCCCAGGACACGCTTTGCGGCATTGTAAGCGGCTCGGGCCACGCTTTGCGCAGCGCTAGTAACCAGGCTTTTGCCGCCCCAGATGCCGCTTGCCATCCCGTAATCCATGTTGTAGCCGACCGAATAAAAACTCACGTCCCCAGCTGAAGACTTTGCGCTGGTTGCAACGCTTTTGGCTGCTGAGGTAGCCGTTCCGGTTTTTTGCCTAATGCCGCTAGCAAGATCAGACATTGCGTCCTTGCCAGTTGCCGCAAAATCAATAGATTCCATTGCGTCCTGAACAGCCTCCATCGAGGATTTCGCCGCAGCTTTGGAAGGCGCGGTGCCGCCTTCAATGCTGTTTTTGACCTCCAGCATACCTTGATCAGCAGCGTCAGCAAAAAGTGGCCCAAATTCGGCCAGCGTCCCATCAACGTCCTCCGCCATTGCAGCAACCTGAGCAGCAGCTCCAATTCCCATATCCTGTAGGGCCTGGACAAAGGCGATTTTGCTTTGGTCGCCACTCGCAACAGCGCCCGCCATTAATGCCGAAATATTACTGTTCCACGTCGTATAGGCCGCAATGTTGCTCTCCAGCGCCGTTTTCATCTCAGCGACGCTTTGGCCCGTTGACGTCTTTACCTCCGTAAAATTGTTGACAACGCCGTCAACAGCGCTGGAAACCTGAGACCCCCACTGCTCTGCGGTCACCTCATTCTCAATCAGCCATGCAGACAGATTGGACAGAGATACACCGGCATTTTGGGCAGCAGTGGCAAAACCGGGATATCCTTCCGTAAGCTCCTGATTGGTTGCTGCCAGATTCAACGTCTCCAGGGCCGTATTTACAAGGCTGAGCGTGGTTTCATCGAGCTCGCCGTCTAGGCTTTCTAGCTGCCCGGTCAGATCGTCGTACTTGTCCCGCAGGTCTTCGCCAGCTTCCAGAGCGTTATAAGCCTCAGTGCCGATATCCGCCAAGGATTTTTTAAGGTCTTTCGCGGCCTTTTGCTCGTCTGTGAGTTCCTCCGCTGTGTCATCGGCAGACTCGCCAACATCGTCTGTAGACTCTGCAACTTCATCCAGCACGTCCTTGAGATCATCCACAGTGATGCCGAGATACCCAGCAGCTTCGTCCGCTGTAAGTAGCCCGTTATCTACGAGATTTGCGACTTTTTCCCGGTAGGATTCCGTGGACTCCGTCAAATCGTCCTGCCGGGTGCGCAATGCGTCCATTTCCTCATAAGTGACAATCGTGCGATCCGCCAAATTGTCAAATGTAAGGTTCAGATTGTCGATATACTCCTGGCCCGCTAAAATGTCGCTGAATTCTACTTTCTCGCCCGTCAGCTTGTAAACACTATCGGCGATCTCGTCCAGTCTGGTGTGCATTTCATCGGCAGAGATTTCGCCGTCAAAAAAGCTGTCGGAAAGATCGTCAATTTCGTCTGACAGGTTGGAGTATTCCTGAGCAGCGTTTTTCGTCTTGTTCTCGGTGGTATCTGCATATTGCGTTTCAGCGTCCGCAAGCTCTCCACTAACAACTGACAGCTCATGTAGTGACTCCCCGTACGCAGCCGCGCCCTTTGCGACATCCTCGTACAACTGCATCTGAGCGCGTTCTTTCTCGCGCTGTGCAAGTGCTTCTTCATATTCGATTGCATCCGCGAGCTCGTCATTTGATTCGGACTGCGCAATTTTTGCGTTTCCGGTTGCCGTCGCCAGCTGGTTTCTCACGGATGTAAGCTCTTTTTCAATGCTGGCCAGCTCACTAGACGATGTTTCGGAGTTTTCCGCTTGCTCTTGCAGCGCCCTATACCTGGAGACTAGCTCTAGGATATTGTTGGAGCTAGTCACCCGTGCCTGAGCCGCCTCAATGTCCCCGAGTGCACGGGATACCTTATTGGCTGGGTCTACCGCATCACCAATTGCACGGACTCCGACCGTCATAAAATTGGCGATAGCCGGTGCGACATTTTCAAACGCCGTAGCTACTGCCCCGGCGGTCTGCTCCCCCAAAGCAATAATATCCTGATCGGTATCAACCATGCCAGTGAGCAGGTTGCCAATGGATGCTTTGGCGCTCGCCATACTGCCAGAGATTGTCTCAGATGCTTCCAGCGCAGTAGTGCCGGTCACGCCCATCTCGGTCTGCACAACATGGATAGCATCGACAATGTCTGCATAGCTATCAACGCTGTAATGGGCAACCTCGCCCTGCTTCTTTTTTAGCGCCTCTGCGTCTTTAAGCAGCCGCTCCATCTCGGTCTTTGTGCCACCATAGCCCAATTTGAGGTTATCAAGCATGGTGTAGTTCTGTTTGGCAAAGCCCTGGTACGCATTCTGGATGGCCTCCATCGACGTGCCCATCTTGTTAGCATTGTCCGCCATATCGGTGACGGCCATGTCGGCCTTGTCGGCGGCTTTTGCGGTATCATTACCGAGGCTTTGCAGCAAAGACGCAGAAAAGGAGGTGACCGTTTCCATGTATTCATTTGCGGACAGGCCAGCGGTCTTGTAAGCGGTTTTTGCGTAGCCCTCGACAATAGATGCGCTGCCCTTAAAAAGCGTTTCTACGCCACCCACAAGCTGCTCATAGTCTGCATAGCTAGACACAGCCGCTTTCCCGACATCATATACAGCCTCTGCGATTTTCTTAATGGTGGCCGCCTTAGCGATTTTGCTAAATGTATTTTTTAACACGTCTCCAAACGAGGCCGTTTTAGATTGCGCTCCGTTGAGAGATTTTTCGTATTCACCCGTTTCCAGCGTGATCCGGGCGCAAAGATCAAATACATCCAAAAGCTCTAGCCTCCTTTCCCATCGCGTCTAGTTTTGCGCAGATGTTGTCAATTATTTCTCCAGCGCTGCGAGTTTCAACGGGCGCGGGGTAGACGAGATCAGCATACCGCTTAGAAGGGGCCATGCCGCCAGCGTATTTTGCCGTGTTTTCTGCGATCATCTTAATGGTGTCGGTGACATAGCACTGATACCGCAGTCTGTCGCAGTCGCGACGATAACACGCGGCGGCATAGCCCAAAAACGCTTTTACTGTCCGGATACCTCGGTACTCGCCGAAGCAGAGCCAGAGGGTTCGTCCTTGGTCTGCTCCTGCGAGGTAAAAAAATTGCGCAAATCCTTGTCGTTGAGCACTTCCAGCAGCTTTTTCGGCAGCGTCACAACATTGATTTTCTCCCGGTACTCGTCCGGGGTCTCGTGATCCAGCGCGGCGAGAATGGCAATCACCGCTTCTTTATGCTTTTTAATCGCAATAGACACGGCTTTCAGCTGCTTCTGCCCTCTAGTTTTATTGGGGTTTTTGTCCCGCCACGCGGCGGCAATGTCAGCATCAGCAAGGATTTCCACGGCGGGCTCAATCAACTCCGCCAGGACTTCCAGTGCATCATCACCGCGATACTCAGACAGTTTCATTTTTTAACCTCCGATGCCCGGTGCAGCCGCGGCGCTATAAAATACCATAGGCACCTCGCTCTGCTTGCTGATGGATACATGACCGGTAAGCTCCACGGTGATCTGGCCCTTTCCGTTGTCGGTGGTTTTGAGGGAGAAACCTCCAGTGGAAAGTGCATTTTTGAGCTGGATTGCAACCAGGCCGCCATCCGCACGGTCACCAACCCACCAGATGTCGCTGAAATCGCTCTGCGCCAAATCTACTCGAGGTACAATCTTGGTGGTGTCCGTACCATCGACATCTGCGCAACCGAGAGAGAGCTTAATGTTTGCCGGGCTTGTGCCCAGTGCAGTTGTGGACATCTTGCATTCCCAACCATCAAGATGTTTGAGCTCCTTGGTATTTTTAGGGCAGTTGTCGACGTCCTCGCCAAGGTCAGAAAATGTCGGGGTGCAGCTCACGGTAATGCCGCCTGTAGTCGCGCAGATGATGTCCTCGTCAGCAGGAGCGGCGGCGGTTGCCGGGGTGAACTTCTTAAGCAGCACACCAGCGTTGAGCTGCAACTCAGAAAATGTGTTCTCAGGGATCACAGTAAATTTGCTCATATGTCCTCCTTAATCCTGAGTAAAATACTCAGCAGTAATGTTAATGTAGCGTCGCTTAATGCCGTGGTCTGCCTCGTCTACAAGACTCTGGCACCACGGGGAGCCGCGTTTAAGCCATACCGCACCGCCATCACACGGGATCAGCACTCCACCTCTCCCGATGCGCTCAGAAAGCTCCTGCGCCTTTTGGTTTGGCGCCGCCTCAGACTCCGTATAAAACCAGAGGTTGACGGTAAGGCTTACCGGGTCGGCCCCAAAAGCCCCGGTAGCAAGGGTGTATGTGCCGTATGGGAAAATCACATCATCCGGCACCGATGATGCCGGGTAAAACGGCATGAACTCGTTAAACCACGCATATAGCGCCTTGTCCTTTGTCATGAGGTCAGCGCCCACCTCTCCGCAGTGAAGAATTTAAGGTCAAAGCTTGCACTAGCTGGGGCCGCCTTGTCCTCCGGTTTGGAGGTAACCCGGTATGTGGTACCGGTAGTTAAATCCTTAAATGCGTCGTTGTACTCGATGGGCAGAGATTTTTTAACCAGGGCGGAATACACGGAAGTTACTCCCTCTTTTTCCGCTCTCCTGGCCTCCATGGACGTGTCCAGGGCCTGGTAATTGACAAACTCTGCGCCCTCCGCCCATTGCACATCCCAGCCTCCAGCGCCGTCCGGGGTTCGGCGTTTTTCCATCAGGCAGCATTTACGACCGAAATCATCCAGCAGGCTCATATTATCACCTCCACGGACAGTCCGGGTTATAGGGCCTGCGATACCATGTGGCGCTCTGCTTTGGCACATCCTTTGCCGGATTTCCGATTTTACGCCACCGGGAAAGCTCGTCAGCAAATGCAGTTTTCCATGTCGCTGTCCCACCGGTCTTTGGGTCAGTCGCCTTGGAGTAGCTGTAGCCGCCAAAGCTCTCGGACTGATACGGCCCGGCAGCTGTGGCCCGGTATTTTTCGTTCCACTTCTGTACCCGCTCCGACAAATCAACAACAGATTTGGGGATAGCAAGCGCCCAGATAGCGCCGTCAAACGTTTCGTCCACCAGTTCCACCACAGAGGGTGGATACTGATAAACGCCGTCATTAAAAACAGAGCCTACAACCCTGAAATACTGGCCATCTGCCAAAAATGGCAACGCAATGCTGCCACCCTCGACGGAAAACGTACCGGTATGGATGCCGCCCGGCACCAAAAACCAGTTGTTACAGGTTCTCAGGATTTCTTCCAGCATTGCGTTGCCTCCTTTGCTTTAAGTGCCAGCCTTAGTAGCTGGGGTGACAGTTGCTACAGCAATACCGTCCAGATACTCTGCCCACAGTTTCATCCCCATGATGGCGTACATATCACCGGTCGCCCGGGAATAGTCGCCCTCAACGTGTACGCCGATCAGGTTGGTTTCGCCCTTTACGGTGTAGTTCAGGCCCAGCTTGGCAAAATCGCTGTCTGCGGGGTCGACGTAGTACAGGTCGATGTTCTCAATCGGGGTGGCAATGACCTTAGTGGGGGCCACGTACTTATCAGGCAGGAGGAAAAGGGTGCTGTACCCGAGGAAATTCTGGACATAAGTCAGGCCGAAAGCGGTCTGAGTGGTGATTTCCTTGTCGCCCAGATAGTCGTAGAAATCCATGATGTTGGCAAACCCGATAACCTCGGTCACGTCCTTATCCATGCCGGAAAACTTGTCCAGCACCTTGCCCTTTGCCTTTGCAAGCGCGGCCTGCCACGTAGCAGGGGTCAAGGTCAGGGAGCCAGTGCCCAGGAATGTGTAAAAATCGCCCAGCACCTTATTCTGGAGCGCCACTAAGAAAGCGTCATCAGTCTTTTCCACTGCCACCTGTGCACCGTACTTGGCGACGCTCTCGATGGTCACGCTCTTGGCGTACTTGGCAACTTCGATATCTCCATAGGAGACAGGCTCCACCTTCATTTTGGTAAAGGGGATCTCGTCGCCCTCAGCGACGGTTGTGCCGCCATTCAGGGTGCCGTCAACGCTGGCCTTGTAGGATACCAGCTTAGTGCCGGGAGTCTTCCGGATGGGCCGGACGATGCCAAGAATCTTGCTGAGTGCATCCCAGTTGTCGGCAAAGCGAGTGACAAAATCCACCTCACGAGCAGTGGTGGTATACTGCGTGCTAGTGGTTACATTAGTTTTTGCAGCCATAAATTAGCTCCTTTCATTGTTTAGGCGTTGCTTTCGCTTGCCATAGATTCGGCAAGCGCTTTCTGGCGCTCCAGTGTGGACATGATATATCTGCCCTTGTCATCCTTGGCGTAGATATCTGCCCGGGTCTTGATGCCGCCAGAGTTTGCCGGGGGTGCCGCTGTGTTTGCCCCGGTGGTGGTAGTGGTGGAAACCAGCCCCTTGAAGGTGCCGCTTACCAGAGCGTCAAGAGCTGCCGTGTCCTTGATCTTGCCATCCTCCAGCTCTACCGCTTCAATCTCCACATTAGAGCCGCGCATAGCAATCTCCAGGCCGTTGCCGGTGATACCTTTGCTCTCGTAGTAAGCCTTTACCGCCGATTCCTTGGCGCTTTTGGTCTCCTTCTTGGCGATTTCGGATTTGTAAGTCTCAAAGGCGCTGTGCTCCTTATCGTACTTCTCCTTGTAACCGCCATCGCCTATTGCCTTGAGGTCATCCAGCTCCTTTTGGACGCCAGGCAGCTTCTCCGCATCGGCCTTATAGGTAGCAACCTGAGTTTTCAGGCCGTCCACGGTATCAGTGTGTGCCTCAATGATGGTGTCCATCTGTTCCTCGGTGAGACCCATTCCTTTGAGCAATTTTCTGGTGAGTGCCATTGTTTCAGTCTCCTTTTCTTCGGCCCCATTTCTTCGGGGGCGACTGTGATATCAAAACCGCATTGCTTCGCGGATTTTGCCAAATAAAAAAGAGCCAACCACTAAAAAATCCTTAGTAGTTGGCTCCTATTGCCCTTTCCCGCGCCCAATTACGCGGAAGTCGTATATTTGATTGTCTTTTTTACCTCTAGCACGACATAGCCGTTGCCCTTCCGGCGTATCTCCACGTCATTGCCGCGCCTGATAATTGCCTGGATTGCCTCGATGATCTTATCATCCACTCTGCATCGCATCCTTGATGATATTTTGATATGTGCCGATATGGTCAGCCACAGCGGGCTTGATGTACGGCTGTGCGCGTTGGCCATGCGTCATGTGCCACCGTCCCTGTGCATCCTGGTATGCCCATGGCGTGGGCCTGCCGCCAGAAACGTATTTGCCGGTTCCCATCTCAACATATACGCCGTATTCCTGGTTGGTGCCAACGTATACCGACTTCTCACTGTCCACGACCTTATGAGTAATGGAGTTTCTAAGCGCGCCGGTATCTACAGGGCACGCAGCTTGTGCATACCCATCAGCCTGCATGCCGCAGCGCTCCAAGGCACGGTTGCACGCCGAGCGGAGCGCAAATAGTGTTTCAGCCGCATGGCTAGTGATTGTAACCTCCGCCATTATTGCCCCTCCTTCCATCTCAGCCACTCTTGGTATGTCATATCGGAGATCAAGATGTTTCTTCCGGTCTCCGGGTCTTTGGCTACTCGCTGCCTTGACTCTGCCTCTATGCCTTCCGGCTCAACCGTCCGCATGGTGCAGCGGCAATTATAGAGCAAATAACCGGGCGCACGCCTATCTCCTGGATATGCCATTTTATAGCCGTCAACGTCAAAATCTGCATCAACGTCAACCGTCTGACCATCCGCCATGGCGTGAGCATGGCGGGTTCGCCCGTCCAGCGTCGCAAACCAGCGCTTCCGGACTTTAATTCCCATTTGCTTTGCAAGCAGATATTGATCCTGCCGCCCTGCATTCTGAGCATTGGTTATTGCAGTCCTGGCCGTCCCTATTGCAAATCTCCTGTTAAGGCCGGGAATCTTCTGCTGTAGCTCGTTTGCAATCTTAGTGATGCTCTTGCCCTGCAAAATGGCACTTGTTATCGCCTTCCCGACGCATTCGCGGATCCATTTGATGTGATCCCCGTATTTTATCGCTATGTCTCCTGGGTAATACAGCAGCATGTCGGGGTTGTCTTTTATGAGCCTTTTTACAGCCTGCTCATTCCAGAGCGTAAAATCTGCGTTCCCGGCAACCTTTTCAATTTCGTATGCCGTCCAGTTACGGTTGAGACTGTATATGCCAGGGGTTACATCGTTAATATAGCTGGTCGCAGTCTCCGTCGCGTCGGTCATACGCTCGGCGATCTTATCACGCAGCTGCTTATAGCGTTCGCCGCGCCCAATCTGGTTTAACCGCCACTGGTTATAGTGCGCTTTGGTGATCTCGCCACGTTGGAGCATCTTTTTCATTTCTTCGTCCCGTTGCCGGAACGATTCAAAATAAGCACCAATGGTTTCTGATAGCTCCGCAGCCGCATCGCCATACGCTTGAGATATCCGCTGTTCGAGTTTCGCAAGCTCCTGATCCGCTAATTTATGCCCTAGATCAGCTGTTGCCATCGTCAATCACCGGCCCTGCAATAATGCGGCCTGCTTCATCAGCCGCTTTTCGTTTCTGCATATCCTCGATTTCCTCGGCGGTCAGCCATGGCAGCTTTTTGAGCAGCATTTCTTCATCCAAATATTCCGCCGCCATCAGCACCATTTGGGTCTGCTCAGAGAGATTGGCAATCTGATTGCGCTGGAAAGCCGGGTTGTCATCAATCCCAACGATCTCAAACAGCCGCTGGAGAAAATCCAGCACGCAGTATTCAAACTGATCCGCTTTGTTATCAAGCGGCTGATACGCCGCCTTGATCTCCACGGTAGTCTTTTCGCCGCCTACCAGGTTAGTAACATCCAACGCCTGGTAGTCCTTGTACATGTCGCTCTCCAGCCTCTGTAGGTACGCCACCCGACTCTCATACGGCACCTCGATGGTGTGCGCTTCCGCCGACACTCCATCATCCGCATTAAGCGCGGCGGCTTTTACAGTTTTTAGCCGCTCCAAAAACTGCGCCATGTCCAGATCATCCATTCCACCGGCATTGTTGATGATCCAGTAGATCGTCGCAGCATCGTCAAGGTCATTGGCAAAGCCGGATTTTATCAGGTCGTAAGCGTCAATACTCTGCCGCAGGCCCACAAGCTCACTTTGATGGTGTGGGTTGCCCCACATTGGGACGATGGGGAACCCTGGGTAGTTTTCGCCGTGCAAGACTTCCTCCGCGCAGGCCTCCGACTTTTGACGTATCAGCTTGTATGATTGCTTCTCCCTTTTGATCCGCATATCATCATTTTTGGGTCTGACATAGTCGGTATACCCATCCGTCTCATAGAGGACAGCCCGAAGCGGCTTATCTGCGTCAATCTGCCAAAAGCGGATTCCAGCCATTAGCGCACCGGTCTCCTCGTCATAGAGCGGCACAAACTCCGTCAGTTTGAACACATCCAGATGATCCAGGTTCCAAAGACCAAAGCTCACGCCCTGTACCAGTGCATTCCGCCCCATGTTTTGCAGCTTGTTGTCAAAATCCTGACCCAGCGCCTCTTTGTGTTTCCTGTCCTCCAGCATCACGCCATTTCCCAAGAGGTATTGGTTCTCCTGGGTGACAAACCGGTTGAAAAAGTTGGAGGCCAGCTTGTAATTGGCGCTGTAGTTGTCCGGCACAGCCTGCCCGGACAGCGTATACAGAAACTTCTGGTACCGGCAAATGGTCACATTCCGCTGCCGGTCATATTCTTCCGCATCAAATGCGATCCGGTACTCAGCGCTGCTTTTATGCTCGTCAATTGCCGCCCGGATAAATCGCATCCGCTCTTTTTCGTTGTCGCCCACTGCAAGCAAATCCTGATATGTCTTAATGGCCTATCCCTCCGTTCCAAAGCGGCTTGTATTCCGGCTTTCCCACTTTGTGCCGGAGAATTGTCATTGTAAAATAGCGGATATCGTCCATCGCGTGGTCGTTCTCCTTGATGGGCTTGTCATCGGTGGCTTTCTCGTCCCACCGATATAGGCCAAACTCCCGGATTGCATCCTTGCAGCTCCGGTGTATCTTGATCGTGCCATCTGCTAGGTATCGCTGAGTGGTTGTGATTCCTGGCACAACATCATTGACCGCCTTTCGGACGTTGAAGCGTCTGTGCCGCCGTATCGTCTCGATAAAGCTAGCCGCCGAGGGGTCGACCACGACTGCGCGTATGTTTTGTTCTCCCGCCAAGGTCTCCATTTCATGGTAATATTCCTCATCCGTCTTATTCATGCGGTTTTCCCGCCCCGAATAGTAGTATTCCCGCACTCTCGTTGCGGTTTTCCCGTCCCAGCACCAAAGGCCAGCAGAAAATGGGTTAAGCGTGCCGTAGTCGCAGCTTATATACCATTCGCCATTTGTCGGGGTCTCGTCCGTGATGTTATCGCCCCCGAACATATCATAGATCAGCCCCTCAGCGGCCACCCATAAGCCCCTGATATACCGGTCATAAAACACGCCGGTGTACATGGTCTGATACCGCTGCAGTGTCTTATCACTAAGGCTAGGGTTATCGGTCATTGCAAACCGCAGATACAGGGCGTTATGCTTGTCGTGATTTTGTATCCAATCCAGGTAAAACCAGTGTTGCGGGTTGGAAGGGTTGCAGCTAAACCAATACCGTGCCCCATCTACGGAGCACCGGGTAAGAGCCTGATTAACAAAACTCTGCGGCATAAGTGCCACCTCGTCCAGCAACACTCCGGCCATCGTCCGGCCCTGAATCAACATAAACGAGCTTTCATCCTTGCCACCAAACACCTCAAAATAGTTGACGCGCTGGCCCCGTCTTACCTCTAATATCCGGTCAGCTCTCCGCCATTTGAGCGCATACCGCTCTTTAGCCAACGTCATAGAGATAAAGGGCACAATGATATTTTTAGAGGCAGAATCCACAGTTTTACCGCAGACCCCGAATCGCTGCCCGTCAAACTCTCGCATAGCCCAATCCACAAAAGCCCATATCATTACGGATGTTTTGCCGGATCGAACAGCGCCATCACATATCAGCGCGTCATATTTTGAGTACGGGAAAGCCAGAATCTGCTTTTGCTTTGCGCTAATCATCGGATTTTAAGCCGTCTGCAAGCTCTCGGAGGCTCTGGCTCAGCGCATCGTCCTTGACGGTGTCAACAGCGATTGTCTGCTCTACCACGTCGCGCTGCCCCAGGTACTGCTTGCCCAGCCAAATAGCCATGCTCGCGCTCTTCGTCGCAAGCTGCCACTGACTCCGACGCAGTGAAATTTTCCCCGCTCCTCGCTTTTGCTTGAATACCTCGGAAAAACTGGCATGATATGTGCGTTTGCACCAACTATCCAGTGTTTTATCGGTCACGTCAAACCAGCCGCAGATTTCCACAAGTGTGCATTGCAGGCCGCAGAGGTTCTCGAATTGCTTCTGATCTATTTCCTTTCTTGGCCTTGCCATACGTGCCCTCCTTTCTCCGTTGGCGTTTGATAAACTTCTCCATGTCCCGCTTCAAATACGGGCTGTCTGTTTTGGCAATGATTGCATGTGCTTCCTCAATTTTCATTCAGAAGCACCGCCTTTCCCCCTGTCAGGTTTTCCCATCGCTTTACAATCACGTCGCAATAGCGCGGGTCAAATTCCATAACGTAAGCATTTCTGCCGTTCTGCTCACACGCAACGACGGTTGTACCGCTCCCCGCAAACAGGTCAAGTACAATATCGCCGCCCTTGGTGTTGTTTTTGATCTGATAGTCAAAAAGCGCAACGGGCTTCATCGTCGGGTGCTCTTTGTTCTTCGTCGGTCGGTCAAACTCAAGCACCGTTGTTTGCTTTCTGTCAGATGCCCACAAATGCCCCGCGCCAGATTTCCAACCGTAAAGGCAAGGCTCGTGTTTCCACTGATAGTCTTGCCGACCCATAACCATTGCGTTTTTGACCCAAATCAAAACCTGCCGAACTTCCCACCCGACCATCTGGCACGCTGATTCGAAGGCGTACGTTTTCAGAATGGCGTGCCAGATGTAAAACACCGCACCGGGCTTCATCACGGAATCGGCCGCTTCAAATGCCGCCTGCAAAAATGCAATAAACTCGTCATCACTTTTTGCATCATTCTCGATCTTGAGCGCGTCCTTTGTTTTACCTGTATAATCAACACCATACGGCGGGTCTGTAAGCAAAAGATCCGCTTGTGCCCCCCCCATGAGTTTTTGTACGCAATCCGTGGACGCGCTGTCTCCGCACATCAGCCTATGTCTGCCCAACTGCCAAATATCACCCATCTTGGTAATGGGCTCCGATTCTTCGTCGACTTCCGGTGCTTCGTCCTCAGCAATGTCTTCCGTTTGGTCTTCCGGCAGGCCCCAGTCAAAGTCAAAAGCGGACAGGTCAAGCCCCGGCAGCTCATCAGCCAGAAGGTCAAAATCCCAGTCACTCTCGTTGCTCTTATTATCCACCAGCCGCAGGGCGTTCACCTGCTCCGGGGTCAGATCGTCCACGCAGACGCAAGGCACCTCTTTCATGCCCAGCTTCTTCGCCGCCAATGCCCTACAGTGCCCGATCACAATAACTCCGTCTCGGTCAACCACAATCGGCTGCACAAAGCCGTATTGCTTGATACTCTCCGCCACATTGGCAATCTGTTTTTTGTCGTGGGTCTTTGCGTTTTTATCGTACGGCGTGATCTCGCTTAACCGCCTGTATTGTATCTCCATCGCATACATTCCTCCGTTTTTGCGCTCCCTATTTGTACCCCGCCGGGAGCTAGCGGTGCCCTGATGCGTCACAGGCTTACGCTTTGCCCGTAGAGGGCATTATGTCGCGGCCTGTTGCACATCGTCGAGAGGTGTGCCGCGCTCTATCTTGCGCAGGTGGGCGGATTTGAACCGCCATGGCTTTTAGATCAGAAAGGAGATCGTCCAAGGGCAATTTGAGGAGGAATTGCATGAAAAATTAGCCAGCTACCGGAGCACCTGCGTATGAAGCCAGAGGGTGGAGTTGTCACCACCCGAGCGGGTATTGCGTTTGCGGAATGTGTAACAGTTGCTCTGCCAACTGATCACATAAGCCCGGAACTGTCCCCTGGCATATATATACAGTATATCATCAAAAATGGAGTACGTCGTATACACATTGACGTACTCCATTTTTTATATTGCGCCGTACTCTCTCATTTTCTCCCGAAACAAAGCTAGCGTTGCGCGGCAGTAACCATAAAAATCAGCCCGTGTCGCTGGGATGTACCTGATTTTGATGATCTCGTCATAGCTCACGCCGGAGATGATCGAATATACGACATCATCCGCAAGTGCGTTGTTTGCCTCATAGGCAGAATCATAAAGTAACAACCGTTGCTCATAGCCAGGTTGCCTAGCCAACTGCTTAATGTACTTTTCCTCGCCGTGCCTGAATCCGTAGTCCCGATATGTTTTATCTCTGAGCCTCATCGTTTTCCTCCAACCTTTCCACCCACCGGCAAATCTTTTTCCGCATCAGCTCCCATTTGGTATCCAGTTCCAGCGCGGATACGCAAACAGCAACGTCAGCCAGTTCCTCGACCAGATTCGCCCGCAGCTCCCGTTCCGTTTTTGGTGTTGGATTACTGCCGTCCAGCTTTCTCCGCAGCTTGAGCGCTGCCTGGCTAAGCTCTGCCGCTTCCTCTGCCATCTGTGCAAGTAGCTCCGCTTCTCCAACCTTGTCCCGGATTTCCTCAATCAATGTCATGTCTATTCCTCCAGTTCTTTTCTTGGATGTCAATCCTCCTCAATAGCCGTTAGGGTGGTTCCGGCTCCAGCTCCTCCGGGGATCCTCTTTGCTCCGCTTAATTTGCCAGGCAAACAATTTGTCACCAGTCCCAGTCCACCACGTTGTCGCCGCATTGACGCTTAAAAGGTCTTCCAACTGACCGATTGTTGCCGCTAAAATGCACTCCCAAGCGAGCCCAACAGGCAGCCCGCTCCCCCGGTATTTAGCCATACTGTCGAGCGCCTCCCGGCACAGCCTGTTTACCTCATTCCGGGAGATGCCCAGCGCCATGAGCTGCTTCACAAATGTTTTACGCTTCATTTCCTCAATACTCCTCTCCGGCCTTTCTGTGCGGCCTTCCCCGTATCCATACCTGTCCGCGGCATACCTCCAAATCGTTTCCGTGTAACTGCCATTGGGAATTCTTCAATCTCAGAAGCCCAAAGGCAAGAGCCCTCACCATTGATCCTTTCCCAGATAAGAGGGAACCCTCCGATTCCGTCGAATAAACTCGCCATAGTGGCCGGTCTGTCGTAGTTCCCGCAAATCCGATTCAGTACCCACGTCCACGGAGGAATCGCAATGGAATTTCCAAGTGCTTTATATCTGGAGCTATCCGATGTTTTCCGCTTTCGTCCGTTGCTGTCTATGTAATCTCCGATATCAGTCCATCCATCGGGGAACCCTTGAAGTCTTTCACATTCAAGCGGGGTTAATCTTCTAACATATTTATTTTGAACACAATATGTTTCAAGATCATAGGCCATTGAACAAGCGCTTTTAGCTAACAAAGTTCTACTAATATCAGGACTATATTCAATGTTATCTACGGATTTCTTATAAAATATGGAATCTCTACTCTGCCCGCCATTTTCGTTCGCATTGAGAGAATGAAAAATACCATCTGCATCATATATTCTTGCAGATTGGGAATCCCATGGGTTATAACATTTAATATTGGGCTTGCTTGCGTCATCAAATACAAGCGGAACTTGATTCCCTCCAGTACCCATCCTGCTCTGGAGAGTTGGTACAATTTGACCACAATCTCGGATCACATCGCAAGCATGAGTCATATCCAATATTGCAGGTTTGTTCCCTCCGCATTCCGCATTTAGAGTGGGTGCGCATTCAACGCTATACCCGATTGACCTTGCTTTCTCAGAATTTCCGAGTTTGAACGCAGCACACATTCCAGGAGCAAAAACGCCATGGTGATCAGTAGCATCTAAGGTATAAGATACGTCTTCTCTCACAAAGCCACCGTTCTGCTGTGTGTTTCGGTCTATTGCGTTGCCTTTAATGCACCAGACTGTATCTTTAATGCAGCCTGCAACTCCATCGGGAGTTCCTTGCCCCTCCGTTCTGCTCGTGTCAATATCCCAGCACACGCTTTGGCGCTCAAATAGTATTTCTCCTGCGGTGTCTCCTCCAAAATCCACGACAAGCGCGATTCTACGGCGGCGCTGGGCGACTCCCCAGTATTGCGCATCAAGCACTCGCCAAGCCAAGCTCCATCGTCCTGCCACTCCATCGTGGTAGCCACCCCAGGTAGGCCACCCCTTTGCAGGGACTTCAACACCGGGGGCTTCCGGTTCGACGATTTTGATTGCTTCTTCGATGACTGCGGCAAAGTCTTTCCCTTTATTGGAGCTGAACGCTCTGGGGACGTTTTCCCAGACCATGTATCTGGGCCGAATAGACTCACCTGTCCGTCCATTTCGTTCATCCTGCTCCCTCATTTCTTTGACCAATCTGATTTGCTCCATGTAGAGACCGGAACGCTTGCCGGCCAAACCAGCACGCTTCCCGGCGACCGACAGGTCCTGACACGGCGATCCTCCAATTACACAATCCACAATCGGGGCATTGAGACCGTCAATTTTTGTGATATCTCCAAGGTGGGCAATCACTTCACCGCCTCCCGAATCTCATTAACCGCAAGGTCAAAATACTTGTCTGGGTATTCCCGCAGCCCAACCATGCAGTCCGTGTTATAGACAATATTTGTCATGTTGCCACCTCCGGCACATCCGGCATGGGGGCCCAACTGCTGACGGTTCCACCAGCCGGGATGCCGACCCATTTACCATAGCTGTTTAACCATGCGTGGCTCACAAATGTACAATTACCATAACGCACGATTACTGCCACGCCGAGTCTTTTGGGTGGTGGTTTATCCCCCACGCTCGCCCACGGCCCCGGCAGCCTCGAAATCACCGAAATCGCCATAGCCGCCGCAGTTGCAGCCTCCGTACTATCCTTGCATTCCTCCGCAAATTTCCTCAGTGCCGCAATTGCGGCCTGCCGGTCAATGTAATCAGCCATCTTTATCCTCTCCTCACTAAATCTCGATATCGTTCAGCGCCTTAATCGTCCGCTGCATCTCCCGGCGGGACAGCGCAAACCGGTCAAAGCCACCCGCAAGAGCAACCTCGGCGACTGCAATAATATCACGCGCCGCTTGAGTCTCGGAGCGGAGGCTGTAAGCCTCCTTACCCCAGACCGGCTCCAGCTGTTTGAGCAGCTGGAAAGCGCCGCCGAAAATCAGGTTGTCAGCCCGCCCCGTCCGGAGCATATAGCCAAATAGCCCCCGGCGTGCCTTAGTCTGGATTGCCTCCCGATACAGGAGGTGCAAGTCCCAGCCCACCTCGTTAATTGTGATTGTTTTCATTTTGATTCCTCCATTTGGTAATTTTGTGTTCACCGCATTGCTTCTCTACTCCATTGCTAACCATATCCATGCTATTCCATTGCAATTCAGTTCATTGCCCAGCCAATCCATTGCCAATCAAAGTATTGCCATGCATAACGGTTCTATGCACTTCCTTCGCTTTGCTTCTCTATGCTTCTCTTGGCTTCTCTGTGGGTCTCTGGGCTTCTCCCTTGCGGCTCGCTGTGCCGTTCCGTTGCATATCGCCTCTCTGCTTTGCTATGCTATGCCATTGCTATGCCCTTCTCTTCACAACATTTCCATTGCCGCTCGTAGCTTTTCGCCGCTTTCCCATGCAATTCCATTGCAGTTGCGATTCTAAGCGGTTCAATTCAATGCCTTTGCGATTCAGCGCGTATCTAGGTTGCGCATTTCCTTTGCTCGGCATTGGTCTTCCGATCATCTCCATTGCGTTTGGAAGCAGTGCCATTCCGTTGCCTAGCACGTCTTGGCTATTCTATGCCATTGCTTATCAGCTCGGCACGTTTCCAGGCGATGCCGTTGCTTATTCGGAAATTTCCTCCCAGCTGAAGCGGCCCATCCCGGAATTCCGCCACTGCCCGATGCCGCTCAGGCAGCCGTAGTCCAACCATTCCCGAAGGGCTTTCTCGTGGCTGTCACTCAGCAGCACCACGTCAAACTCACAGGTCGCGCCAGCGGGAATCTGCTCGGAGCAGGCAAGGCTGATCCGTTCGCCCTGGGCGGTGGCTGCTCTCAGTGGCCGTTCGCATTTCCCAACTTCTCCATCAAAGCTGATGGGAATTTGGCGGGGCTGCGGGAAAATCAACTTGTCGATTTCTTTTTTATAGGCTTTGATTTTGCTGGACTCAGAGCCAGTAACTTTCCGCAACCCACCGCAGGAATCCTTGAAAAATCCCTTAATCTGGTAGTCGTAGAAAAATGGTCTACCGTCCTCCGTGCGGGGGAACACGGTCATGCCCTTCTCAATCACGGCATCTGCGCCCAGTGCTGCAACCTCGTCCTCCACGCTGGCAGCGTCCGGGGCCTTGCTCCCGATAAAGTCCCGGTAGATGTCCTCGTTGGCGGGGCTGGTGCCCAGCACAGGGGCGGTAAACGTGAGCTTGATATGCAACTTTTTCATGATGATTCCTCCATGCGTTTTATGCTCGCCAGCTTATTTTGTGATGTCAATTCCATATGCGTCCAGCAGCCGCTTTGCGGCCTGCCTGTTAATTCTCTGCCGCTCCCAGCTGCCCTTTGCGCCATTGACGCTTAACCCGGCAGCTGTAGCAATTTCTCTCCATGTGTAGCGGCTTTTTAGCGCCTTAGCTTTCTCCATGTCCATATCTGTGGTCAGGTTGTACGGTTTTCTGGTTGCGCTCGTCTTGGCGTCCGCGCGTGTTATCACGCCCTCTTTTCCCAGCAGCGCCCACGCCTTTTCCGTGACGTTTGCCGGATCATCTTGCATCAGTGACAGCTTATCCCGGGGGTTGCCAGCCATAAATTCCGTGCATCCAGTGCCGGAGGTAAACCCTTCCAGGCTCTGCTTACCGGTACGTTGGTAGTGGAGATATATCCGCGAGTGATGCCCTAAGCAGAGGGAATACCCGCAGTGGTACCGGTTTTGTCCCTTCTCCCCACCGCTCAGCGAAAGCCTCCAGACGCATTTCGCGCAACCGCTACTACCATTGCCAATTTTTGGCTTTTCGCTCTTCCGCTTGGCAACATTCGTGCGTTTGTCGCGGTATTTTATCACCGCCGCAAGGTCAACGTCTCGGCAACACACCCCGTATGCCCTAAATTCCCATTTCCCGCTGCGCCAACGGATTCTCTCGCATCCAGAGTTCGGGGGCCATCTGTCCGAATTTAAGACAATCTCCGCCGCCTTTATCGCTTCGGCCTCCGTGGAGTACCGTCCAACAAAATCTCCATTGCGGGTCACATACCACCGCTTGCCTCTCTGGGTGACCTCTGCATTACCCATATTTTTCATTCCCCCAGCCTCGCAACATCTCCGCCATCTGCTCTCTGCTGTGCTCCACGTCCCATTTGCTCACACGGCCCCACATGGGTTCTTCTTTCCGCTGTGGCATCCGCTCCATGAGTTGCCCAACGGTAGGCGCATAGCCTTTTGTGTCCGCCTGTACAAATGCCTGTAGCGCCGCCTTGGCGTCCTCGTAGCTTTGAGCCTCAAACGCCAGGGCAAAAGCAGCCGCCTTGTTGCGTATCTCCGTGTCTTTGACTTGGTAAAACTGCCGATACAGGCCGACAAATTTTACCGCCTCCGAGTTTGTCAAAATATCCCCTCCAATTCGTCCGGGTTAATTCCCATGAGATAATTCTCCCCGTCGGTCGGTGCGGTATGCGCAGTGGAATCCGGTGGTTCGTCTTCCCAACGGCCCTGGTTAAGCCAGGTGGCAGGGTTGGGAATATACCGCCCACCGTCTTTCGTCCAACGATCCCACGTTTTCTGGTACTCCACCGCAGCTAGAATCGATTCCGTCAGCTCTGCGCTAGGCTTGAGCTTACTCCACGTCTTCAAGGCGGCTTGCTTCCCGGTTTTGTTGGGATAGCTGGCCCAAAAGCGGTCAAACCGTTCCCCCAGGGGGGCCTTTTTGGGGGTATCTTCTACTTCCTGTATCCTACTTCCTTCTTCCTTCTTCCTTCTTCCTTCTTCCGCTTCACATTTGCTTACGTTTGCTTCCGGTTTGCTTCCGTTTGCTTTCAGCTTGCTTCCACCTTTAGCGCCGTTTTCAGCCTTTTTGATGCTCACATCCATAGTAGGCTTCACGTTTGCGAACATGGCACCGGCTATCGTGTCGGGGCTTGGCTCAATCCCGTCGAGCCCGTAATCCAATATCGCCATAAGATATTGGTAGGCGGCTGCCTCTGATATGGCTTTTTCGAGCCGCCTTGCCGCATCCCTGTAGGAGCGGAACACTTTGACGGTCTCCATGTGATCCCTCCCTAAGTCTCCAAAATCCTGATCTGGTATCTCCAGAGCATCAATTTCCGCTTGATGGTATACTCCGGTGTGCGTACACCTTTGCAGTCCTCAACCACTGTTTTGCCGTCTTGTCGGTAGACAAAATCAGCTATGTACCGGCAAGGGCGCTCAATCAACTTGCCCGGGCGTTTACCGCCTCTAGGCCCCGTGATGTCCGGCTCTCTCTGTGCCGGGATTAGCTCAAATGCAATCTGTCTGCGCAGGTCTGTGATACGTCCGGCAGCTTCCAAGATTTGCAGCTCTCGGTATCGATTAAATTCTTTACGGCTGTCAAACGTCTGCCCGTCCGCCCGGATTTTGCGGGCGTGATACTTGTTATAGGCCATGGCTTAAAACGGGAAATCGCTGTCATCGTCAGTGAAATCGTCAAATTTCTGCGGCGCAGAATCGGTTTCGCTTTTTGCCTTGACCCCAGCAAAATAGATGTTGCTGGCAACAACCTCATAGGCCGTCCGCTTGTTGCCGTTCTTGTCCTCGTAGCGGCGGCTGGTCAGTCGCCCGGAAACAATCGCCATCTGGCCCTTCTCGAAGTATTTCTCGGCAAATTCTGCCGTGCCTCTCCAGGCCACAATGGGGATAAAATCCACGCCCCTGTCGCCATTCTGCGCCTTGTAGTCCTGATCCACGGCCAGATTAAAGGATGCTACCGCAACCCCGCTCTGCGTCCGTCTCAGCTCCGGATCAGCTGTAAGCCGTCCAGCTAGTGTGATGTGATTAAGCATTGTGCCCTCCTTTATGGTATACCAGCTTCTCTGGGCTCCAGCCCGGATATCTGGCTCTCAAATAGTCCTCAATAATCCGCTTGTATGCGGGTCGTAATGTGCTCTGGTCATACTGCCGGTGGCACCTGTCACACAGCGTCACGATATTCTGCTCCACGCCAAGCCCTAGAGCGGAGCGGGGGATGTAGTGGCACCAGGGGTTTCCCGGTGCTCCGCAGATAATGCAGCGCCCGTTGTCCCGCTCCCGCACTGTCTCTTTAACCTCTGCTGGGATAGAGGTGGCTCTTTTAACGCTCCCCATGCCAATCCTCCAGCATTGCCGCCAGCTGATCCGGCGGCAAATATTCAATGCCGTTCTCGCGGCACTCGGCGATGATCAGGTCAATGAGCCGTGCCATTTGGGCAGTGTCGTAGACGCTGGAGCCATAATAGAGGGCCACGTCCAGGGTGCCAGTTTTAACCCCGGCCCCGATCACGTCAACCAACCAGCCCTTCCCATTGTTGCCCCAGGTTTCCCGGAGCTTGTCCAGGCCCTGGAGGTCAACGGTGACGGTGGTGTAGTTGTCGCCAACATCCGGGATCAGCTGACGGTATATCTCCTCAGGCGGGAGGTGGAGCGCCGCAGACAGCTTGCCCAGCAGCGTCCATGCGTAGGCATTGGCGGATAGGCTCCGCTTGTCCCGCCAGCGGGTGATTTTGACCCGCTGGGGTTTGTCCGTGCTCTCGGCGTATGCCCGGGCCTCCTGGCCGTCCGTGACCAGGAGATGCAGCCATGTGCCATCCTGGTCAATAGACCAGTTGAGCCGTTCAGCTCTGGTTTCCATCGGTCTTCTCCTTCGCCCGTCTCATGGTGTAGCAGTCGCCGCAGAGCGGCACGCCGTATATCTGAATGGTCTTGTTGACCATAGTCTTGGCACTGGTTTGGGTGCCGGTTGCCCAGGTCACATCAGTAATGGGCTTTTCACAGTCCTTGCACTTGACCACAGCCGGGGGCGGAGCGGGAGGTGTGGGCTTGTCCGGCTGCTTGGGAGCAGCGGGGAAGCAGAAGACTACCTTGCCAGTCCGATTATTGATAAGCTCCAGCTGGTCAATCTTCCGCGCATCGTTATAGTTGACGTGCGAGACGCTGAAACTGTCCTTGCATACGGACTTGCCGTTCCGGCCCTGGCCAACGTTGCAGTCGGACGCTCTCACATAGATTCGTGGCGCGGAATACAACTCACGGCCAATGCCCCAGTTGACACACGCACGCTTGAAACTGTCAGAGGCAAGGCCCTTCTCAGCTTCGGTGTTGCTCTCGGTGCCGGTGTCCTCCTTGGATACCCACTCATGCTTGTCTGCATCGTAGATGCTGACCACGCAGTTGGCATTGTCTCTGCAATGCCTCCGGCTCCAATTCATAGGGCCGACGGTCTCATCCAGCAAGTCCATGTCCACCCGGGAGTTTTTGTAGAGCAGGATTACCAAATAGTCATTGGTAATTTGCTTCACGCGGCACTCAATTTCATCCGGGCGAAGGGTGCGAAACTTAACCTCCATCCTCATTATCCTCCTCGATCTCAAAAGTCAGTGGGCAGCATGATCCACGATACTGATCCGGGAACTCGCAGACCTCACTATTAAGCCCACAGGTGCTGGACGTGCGTCGGAAATACTTGCATTGGCGGCAATTTAGATAGACATTCCCCCGCAGATCAACCGGGAAATGTACCTTGACAGTGTAGGTGCCGGTGATGTACCGCGACACTCCAGAACTGGGGCCAATCATACCGTTGCCTCCAGAAACTCGGGCAGGATATCGTCTGCGGCTGCATCCTTGCAGTCCAGGCAATACTTGTGCCCGTTGAAGCAGTAGCAAACATCATCTTGGATAGGCTCCTCGCAAACGTAGCACCGTGGACGGCTATCCAGCAATTTTTGCTGACCCCGATCCCATCGGTCGAAATCCGCAATAGGATCATCCGAATAATATCTCAGCATCACTGCGCCTCCTCGTCAAGCTCGATCTGAGCCTCCGCAAGGTCGGCTGCAAGCCGGTATGCTTTGCCGTGCTTATTGTCACCATGGTTCTCCTTAACCTGGGCCCGGAACTCATCCACCGTGCCATAAAAGCATCCGCAGCAAACGGCGATGGCAAAGCCATCCAAGAATTTTGCGCGAAAGAATGTAGTCGTATCATCACGGCTTCCAATCGGCCCAACAGCCAATACATGATCTGTTTGGGTCACAAAGGCGTCTCCAAAAACAACGGCGTTTCCGGCCACACAGGCGTTTCCGGCCACACGGGCGTTTACGGCCACACGGGCGTTTTGGGTCACAAAGGCGTCTCCAAAAACAACGGCGTTTCCGGCCACACAGGCGTTTCCGGCCACCCAGGCGTTTCCGCCCACACAGGCGTTTCCGCCCACACAGGCGTTTCCGGCCACACGGGCGTTTCCGGCCACACGGGCGTTTCCGGTCACCCAGGCATCGTTCTCATGGCTCAGGTTTGATTCCTTTTCAGCCCATCCGCCCAGGTCACCAGCTTTTACGCCATAGCGCTCGATATCAACGAGTGCGCGGATGCGGTGCAGCTTTACCCCACACTCCACCTTAGCCTCGTCAGTAAGTTCGTACTTTTTCATGCAGATTCCTCCATTTTTATTGTTCACCCCGGATTGCCCTGGGGCGCCATTTTTTATCGTTCCGATATCGGATAATGTCCATCTGCCGCTTCCGGCTGATTTCTACCCGCTCCCGGTGGAACGCTTGGTAGCGCTCACAGGTGTCATGGCATACGGAATGCCGTTCTGGGCAATCCTTACACGGCGCGTTCATTCGCCCTCCTTTGGGGTGACGGTCACAGTAAGTTTTACCCCGTGTTTTCGGCCCCAGATGTCTGCCAGGACATCCCAAATGTACTGGGCCTGCGCCTGGGTGAGTTTTACATCAGTCATGGCGTTCGGCCTCCTTTTTCATAGCCTCCTCCATAGCGGATTCAGCCTTTGCCAAAAAGTAGCCCTTATCAAAGTCGGTCATTTTCGGCAGTGCCTTTTTGATGGTGTCAGCCATCTTTTTCTCTTTCTCGCTCATGTTATAGCCTCCTTTTCAGTGGGATTTATGGGATGCGGCGATTCAGGCTCACCGCTCAGGGCCTTATTTTAGGATGATGTGCAGCCGGTTTGTTATTGCATAATAGCTAAGACACGAGATAGGCTTATCCATTTGCTCCAGTATGCTGTCCTCGAACCAATTACCGACCGCCACAACCTGTGTATCCATGGCGTCCCGGATGATGATCTGAGTATCATCGGTTATCATCCGGTGGCCTTTCAATATGCCCTCTAGGTTTAAATCGTCCATGTGCTTACCCCCATGTGATTTTGTGTTGTGCTGCTCATTGATTACATCAATACTATACATCATATTATCAATATTGTCAAGCGCTTTTTATTGATTTTATCAATAAATTTTATTGACATTTTAAGCAGATCGTGCTATTATAACAAAGCAGGGAGGTGATACCATTGGAATTTAAGGATCGATTAAAAAAAGCCAGGAGAGCGGCAAATCTGACCCAGGAAAAGCTTGCGGAGAAAGTTAAATTAAAACAAAACACAATCGCCACCTACGAGATGGGACGATTGACGCCAAGCGATCAGACTATATCCGTGATTTGCAATGAGCTAAACATCCGCGAGGACTGGTTAAGGTCTGGTGACGGTGAAATGTACGTCACAAAGCCAAAGGACGTTGTGATAAACGAATTTATGGATGATGTACTTGAGGATCAGCCAGAATCTTTTCGCCGCCGGTTAATTGCTGCGATGGCACGTTGGACAGAAAAAGACTGGGAGGATTTGGCGAGATTAGCCGAAACTCTTACAGGCGGCGAAAAAGAAGAAAAATAAAATAAGGGAGCGGGTGAGTGATATGTACCCCCAATACTGGACACCCAGTATTGGGGGTATTGCTATATGAAATACAGCTATGAGTACAAGCGAAAATGTGTAGAAATGTATCGGCAGGGGAAATGGCCGGAGACGCCAGACAGCATACAGGAAAGGAGCTTTCACGACATGATTCGTAAGTGGTCAAGGATAGAGGAATCCTGCGGCCCGGAAGCACTACAGCACAAGAATCAGAACAAAGTATGGACAGCGGAAGAAAAGTATGAGCTGGTAGCCAAAATCATGGCAGGAGCATCGTGTAAAGGAACCGCCTATGCAGCAGGAATTGACAGTGGCCTCTTGTATCAATGGGTTCAGCGGTATAAAATAGAGGGGTATGAGGGATTGGTCGCAAAGCAAAAAGGACGACCGCCCAAGGAGGCTCCTATGAAAAAGAAAGCTGCACCGGCAGAATTGACGCCATCCGAGCGAGAAGAAATGGTTCAGCTTAGAGCAAGAGTCGAGTACCTGGAAGCGGAGAACGCCGTAATAAAAAAAGAGATCGCCTTGAGAGAAGAAAAATGGGCAGAGCAACTCAAGGCGAAAAAGCAACGCTCGTCAAAGAACTCCGTGAAGAAGGATATGCCCTGAAATACTTGCTGGAAGCATTAGGCCTTTCCAGATCGACCTACTACTATGAAATCAGCAAGAAAGACAAGGTTCAAGAGCGGAATAGTGAGTTATCCGCAGAAATATCGTCCATTTTTGCCGAAAACAAGGGAAGATACGGTGTAAGGCGGGTGCATCAGGCGCTTCTGAGCCGCGGTCATCAGGTCAATCATAAACGCGTTCAGCGGATCATGCACCAGTTGGGCTTGCTGGGGAAGCGCCCGAAAGAAAAATATCATTCTTATAAGGGCGAAGTTGGCAAAGTTGCTGCTAATATCATCAATAGAGATTTCAGTACAAAGAGGCCGCTGCAAAAGTGGACAACCGATGTTTCACAATTCAATCTTTCATGGGGCAAATGCTATCTCTCTCCGATTTTGGACATGAACACAAACGAGATCATTTCTTATAATCTTTCCCTCAGTCCAAACCTGGAGCAGATCAAGGATATGCTGGCGAAAGCGTTTCAGCGATTTCCTTCCGTGCAGGGGCTGATCATGCACTCGGATCAGGGCTGGCAATACCAGCATGAGTTTTATAGGAATGAACTTGCGAATCACGGTGTAATTCAATCCATGTCCCGGAAGGGCAACTGCTATGATAATTGCATCATGGAAACATTCTTTGGCAGACTGAAAAACGAAATGTTCTATGGCTTTGAGAAGGAGTATCCGTCCTTTGAAGCCTTTCAGAATACAATTGCGGAGTATATTGACTACTACAATAACAGACGAATCCAAGCGAAAACAAAATGGATGCCTCCCTCTAAGTTTCGGGAAGCATCCATGATGGAATGTTAATTGTTCAATTCAATAAAAGTGTCCAGTAAACTGGGTACATATCAGAGCCGCTCCCTTATTTTATTTTTTTCCCATATGCTTTTCTGCCCTATGTTGGGCATATAACCAAATCAGGTACAAATCCCGCTCGTTTTCGCATTGGTCGACCAACGTCTTAATTTCGTCTCTGTATTCCTCTTCCATACGTGCCTCCTTATTTATTGTATATTCGGGCAATGTAAACTGGTCGAAATCGACCAGTTTACCATTCTGTTGATGCCAACAAAATGGTGTGGCTTGGATAAACGCTTGGATAACATCGGGTAGTTAAGTCAAGGTCTAGACAAGGTTGTGTGTAACATCAGGACATTTTGACAATTTGCACAATCGCGTTCTCTCCCTTCGTGCTCTTTTGCCCTTGATAAAATTCTCTGTTTTTGGTAAAATTATTTTATCAGAAACAAGGAGGAATCAATCATGGGCTTATTTAACAATCAAAACACGGATCGTCGCCCGACATACTATTTTAATCACATATCGGGCTTGCCCGGGATGTCCCAGTGGCAGCAACTAAAGGTTGTATTTGATATGTACAACAAGGAATTGGTTATTACCGGCAAAGGGTCAAGCAGCGTCAGCCGTCTGAAGCTCAAGCAGGTTGTTAGTTGCGGCGTTGTAAAATCTCAGGACATCCAAAACGCTGGAAATCGCTCCCTTGGTATGGCGGTAGCCGGTGGGTTGCTGTTTGGTGACACTGGGGCAATCGTCGGCTCCATCATCGGCAGCACTAAAAGCAAGGCCAAAAAAAACGTGGATTGTTTTATTCTCAATTACGAGCCGCAGTCCGCGCCTGGAACTGCAAATACCATCGTATTTGAGGTGCCGGAAGGATCGCTTGCCGGGAGCTACCTGTGGGAAAATCTCCGGCCCTATTGCAAGAGCAAGCCGATCACTACTACCAGCAACTCCTATCTTTAATTGGTTTTCTGCGTCGTTTGATAAATTGTTCCACCTCCGGCGGTGGGTAATCCTCATGGCACTGCGTCATGTCGCTCACCTCCCGCAGTGCTTTGCTGAAACCATAGTAGCACGGTTTTCGTTTCCACGCAATACCATTTTTATACTATTTCAACTATGTTTTTGTACTATAATTGCACTATTTTGGTGCTATTTTACAAAAGAGGTGGTAAATCGTGTCCCCGAATCAAGCCGAGTTGATTCGGAAAATCCGAACCATGAGAGATAAAAAGGGAATTACATACCAGCAGATTGTAGATGCTTGTGAATTAGCTGGGGAGTCTGTGTGCAAAGCCACCGTCCAGAAGGTCATGACAGCTCCGATAGAATCAGCCGAGCAATGCAGGCCTGCAACGATCCAGGCAATTGCCCGTGCGGTCATCGGAGATGCATATAATCCAGACACCGTACCGCAGGAAAACATAGAGGCACTAAGGGTTATGCTGGCTGCCCGCGAAGAGATAGACAAAGAGCGTCAGCAGGGGATCGTAGACCGCACCGAGCGAATCAGTCACATGCAATCCACCATAGAGGAGCAGCAGGCAGAAATAAAGCGAAAGTCTAAGACGATAAAGATCATGATAACCTGGGCAGCTATCGCCACGTTGCTGCTTATATTGGTTGCTGCCGGGCTACTGTCTTATTTGATATGGGATCGCATGCACCCAAACATTGGGATAATCCAGCAATGAGGGAGAACGAAAAGGTTAGCCCTCAAAAAAACAAAAATGCCCCCGGTGTACCGAGCACCGAGGGCATTACGCAGATATCGGGGAGTAAAAAGGGAGAACCCAATTTGGAGGAATCTGCACAATTATTATAGCGCAGGCCCTCCATAAAATCAAGGAGGAATAAATATGCGTGTGGCGCTGTATGCGCGAGTGTCCACAGAGGAGCAGGCCATACACGGCTTGTCAATCGGGGTGCAGCAGGAAAATTTGAAAAAATGGGCAAACGAAAACCATCATACGATAGTGGGCGTGTACGTTGACGCCGGAGTATCAGCCAGAAAGCCAGCATCAAAGCGTCCGGATTTGCAGCGGCTTTTGAACGATGTTAGAGCTGGTAAAATTGAGATGATTGTATTTACCAAGCTAGACCGGTGGTTCAGAAATGTCAAAGAATATTATAAAGTTCAGGACGTTTTGGACGAGCACCGCGTCTGCTGGAAAACGATTGAGGAGGAGTATGAGACAGAAACCAGCGCCGGAAGATTTAAGGTCAACATTATGCTATCGGTCGCGGAGTCAGAGGCTGACCGTACATCTGAGCGAATCAAAACCATAAACAAAAATAAGCGGGAGAATGGTTTGTGCCATCACGGCACGCAACCGCTTGGACTAAAAATCGTCAAAGGGAAGCTAACGGAAGACCCAGAAACCGCCCCTGTTGTCCGAGATGTGTTCAGGCACTTTATCGCCACTCAGTCTGTCACCTCAACTGGGCGCTATCTCCTATCCGAGTATGGTATCACCCGCTCCTACAAAAACACAAAGCAGATGCTCAAAAATAAGCGGTATATTGGCGTTGCGGATAACGGTGAGCAGTTATACCCGCCCATCGTCCCACCGCAGGATTTTGCCCTTGCTCAGTCCATCATGGCAGAACGTTCCACCCGTCACAGCGGAGATTTTACGCAAAAGCATATATATCTATTCACCGGCATAGTGTTCTGCGCCGAGTGTGGCCGTCGCCTGTCCGTCACCATGTCCCACGTCCACGGCGGCGAATACGTGTACTACAAGTGTCCGAGCTATGCAGGCCGCTCCTGCGTCCATCGCCGCCGGGAGCGCGAAAAGGATCTGGAGCAGTACATGGTAGATCACATCATATCCGGATGCATCAACTATAATGTAGAGATCGCCCAACAGAACGCATCCAATCAGCAAACTGTAGACAAGGCGGCGATAAAGCGCAAAATGAAAAAACTAAAAGATCTGTACCTGTCCGACTTGATAGAGCGCGACGTATACGCAAAGGACTACACATCGCTCAGGAAGCAGCTAGAAGCCCCGGAGCCGGAAGAAAAGGAGCAAATAGATGTAGATGCATTAAAATCCACGATGGATGTTTACGGCAGTTTAGAGCCGTCAGAGCGTCGTGAGTTTTGGAGGCGTACCGTTAAAAAAATCTCCGTCAGCAACGACGGCGAAATAAATTTTGAATTAGCTGGCTATATTTAACCTTTGGTGTGCTCACAGTTAATTATAACCAAATAATAGAGGGGCGGTTATCCGCCCCTCTACTTATATGCTCCGCAGTCGCTCCATCACGCTGCGATACGCTTTGGGCATTGATACCCTGAGCGTATCCATGAGATCATCCATGATATCCATCACTGCCTGATTGTCGCGGCCCAAAATGGTACGTAAAAAATCGCTATCACCAGAAACGGCCACCACTGGTGCAGAAGCATAGGAGTACGGCGCATAGTCGGTCTCTATTAGATGATCTCTTACTGTGTGCAGTGTAGCTAGTTTGGAGCAGTTTGCTAGGGTGGTTTCGCCGTTTTCCAGTTCCTGGATGGCGGCGTTAATCTCGTCCAAATCAAGCATACGCCCCTCCTGGGCTATGCCCGATCCAGAGCGTCCACGCAGCGCTGGAGCACTTCGCGTTCTTCGCCGGTTGCGTTCCGCATCATCTCCCGCGCACGGTCTCGGAATGCCTCAATGCTGTCGGTACGGCTATAGCCGTCAGTCCCACGACGGCTATAATGTCCCTTAACATAATGGGTTCCCCGGCGACTGGCGTAGCTATTGCCGCGCCCATAGTTGCCGCGCATGTCGGCCTCCCATGCGCCGTCACGGCTATAACCGTCATCTTCCAGCATCTCGATTTTGTCAATATTTTTGATGGTATCGGTCAGCTTGTGCACGATATCTAGGTCACCAGCTCCAAGCTCGCCCTTCCGGCTGATCTCGTCCAGCTCTTTGCAGAGCATTTCCCGCAGCTCGTCCATTGCCTGCATACTCATTATATATCCCTCCCTTATGCCACACGCTCAATAATCAGATTGCTATTGGCAAAATTGATCGTCTGGGTGCTAGTATTTCTCGCCGCAACGGTTACGCAGCAGCCACGCGGCACCTCGACAAATGCCGCAACATAGACGTTAAAATAGTTCTCCACCGCCGCAGGGGTAACGGTAGCCGTGGTGCTAGCCAGTGCCTCCCCGTTAACCGCCAGGGCTGCGGTGATTGCCTCAACAGTGCCGCCGGTAGGAACGGCGATATTGCCGCCAAAGCTGACCTTATACCGGGCCTTGCACTGATTTGTCAGGCCACGCAGTGTGACAATACCAGCGCCTTCCCGGTGCACTACGCAGGATTTCCCAGCTACAGCGGTCTCCGTCAGCGGTACGTTTTGACCAGCAGCTACCGCCACAACGTTGCTATTTGTGTACTCGGCCATTTTTTTCTCCTTTCAAAAAGCGGCGGGGTGTGATCCCCGCCGCGTAATCATTATCGGCAGGAGCCGAACAGTCCGGGAATCCCGAACAGTTGATCTCTATGCAGTTAGCAACCGGCGCATCCGGTATACGATCCAGCAGCCCAGGGGTTGCAGGATGCATAAGCCGGGATGGGGGTAGGCCGGAGCTGAGACACCAGGTAGTTGTTCTGCGCCGCCTGAGATGCTGCCAGCTGGGCCGCGAAAAGCTGCTGGTTCTGCTCGGCAATCTTGCTGTCCTTCGCCGCAATCTCCTGAGAGGTCAGGCGCTGATCCAGGCTTCGGAAACCGCAATTCACCGCGTCGATGATGTCACGTGTGGTATTCTGGATAGTGTTGCGGGTGTCGCAGCTCTGGGTTGCCAGGTTGTAATTTACACCCTGGATTGCCTCTCTGGTCTCGCAGCAGCAATTAGCCTGCTGCATCGCCATGTTGTTAAGCTGCTGCATAAGCGCCGCCTGCTGGTTGCAGCGGGACAGCTCCGCCTGTGCAAAGCCGTTTGCCATCGCCATGTTTGTGCCGTTGACAAGCTGCGCCTGCTGATAAAATCCGTCGCAAAGGCCCTGATTTACACTGTCGATCTTGCGCTCGATGTTGGCAAAATCGGAGGTCAGCACATAGCCATCAACGGCGCCCGCGCCGTTGCCACCCATACCGCTGTTGCCCCAATTGCCGCCCCAGCCGCAGAAAACGAACAAGAACAGGATGATAATCCACCATGCGCCGTCGCCGCCGAATCCCCAGCCGCTATTGCCGCCGTTGTTGGTCACAGCCGCGATATCAGCAGGGGTCATCTCGCTAGTTGTCAGAGACATAATGTCTCCCCCTTTCAAAATTTTGATTTATTTCAATTCCGGCCGGAATCGCTTACTTATTACCCAGCAACGCCTGAAACTGCTTCGCGGCCGCCTGGAGCTGGTCTAATTGCTGCTGCGACATTTTGCCGGATTGCAACAGCTTTTGCACCTCAGCTTTTGGGTCTCCATGGAAGTTTGCCTTAAACTGCTGAAATTGCTGCATCATCTGTGCAAAGTTGCCCAGTGGCCCGGGCATCTGGCTCCCGCCTAGGGCGTTAAACAGTGGGTTCGGCATTCTGCGTGGCCTCCTTTTTGCTCAGCGCGTCTACTCTGGCAGCGAGCGCGTCATACTCCTGCCGTGTTACATACTCCAGTTTAGGAGCTGCCGCCGGAGCTTGACCATGAGCCTGTACCCGCTCTGTATAGTCGATGATTCGCATCGACGGCATGCCGGATGCATCGCAGGATTTGATGTAGACTGTCTGATTTTCGCTGTCCCACAGGGGGACAGTACATCCAGCGGAAACAAGGTAGCTTTTTGCCCCTGACTCGCCCTGCACCCAAATCATGCCCTGCTGCTGGTTCTGCCGGTACTGTGCAAACTGATCCTGCGTGGGTTGGCTCTGCATTGGCTGATACATATTAGGTTGGTAGCCAAAATTATATCCGCCATATGGTGTATAGGCCATGCTATCCCTCCTTAGTCCAATAGTAGATGGGTGTCTCGTCGCCGCTGTCCCATGTGTCGATCCAGTCACCATCACGGACGCATACGACATGGGCGGGGAGCGCCAAAACATACGTTCCGGTTGGGTGATCCGCCGCAAAGTTTGCCACAGTGTAGCAGTCCGGGCATGTGTTTGGCAGGGCGTGTCGTGTATAGCCCTTCTGCCTGAGATACGCTCCCCAAACGCGGTTAGCTGACGGCAAATCGTGGAGCAGGAGGCCCTTGGCACATATCCCTATGTATGTGTCCTCCCACGGCAATTTTTCTGCGGCGCAAATGGATCTGATAACGCAGTCTCCAACATTTTCTCGGTCTGGGTTTGCGTTGTAAGAGCGCCACATTTGCCCCACCTCCTGCCTATACCGTACCAAATTTCTGGTAAATCCACCATGCGGGAAAAATCCCATAAAAATCTCTTAAAAATATCATTCGATGCTTGACAACTACACACATGTGTAGTATAATAAAGACAGTTAATGGAGATACTTAATACAAGGAGGAAACAAAAATGACTGACTACGATGTAGCGCTAACCATCTACGATAAATTACCCGCAGACATTTCCCGGGTCTCGCTGGAGGATGCCCAACAAATCCTTGCAGGGGTGGGGCTGTCCGAAGATGATGACGATCTGGATGATATTGATATGGATACTGTAGTTGAGTATGTCAACAAGTGGCTTAAGGATGGTGAGATATGACTCCATCGGAACAAATTAAAGCAATCCGCGCCAGCACCGGATTGTCACAAAAAAAAT